ACTCCTGCGAATATCGCATGTTTTGCCACTCCATGAAAGGTTGAAGGGGTGGCGAAAGTTAGTATGACATCTAATGAGATCGTGGCCCTGCATCGTAATGAAAATTCCGCGAAGATCCCAATAGACAAATTTTCCATTTTCGTCTCTTTGAATTTCACAATGTTTAAGGATCCCGGCATCCACCAGAATTTCGAAATGCCCTAACAATTCATTAGGAGCACCATCATCCGGGCTGTTGATAGAAAATTCATCACGATATCTTTTCTCTTCTATGTAATCCTTCAGTTTCCCTTCTTCGACCAGCTCAAGGATTTTGCGGACTACATTCCAATTTCTCTTCATGATTCGGTCTCCAAAAAGGCGGCGGCCCTCTCAGATAGCCGCCTATATGATTACGCTGCCTGATGGCTCAGCCAGTGTTTGTAGCAAGGGAGCTCCTTGACGCGGTATCCGATCTTGTCGAGCGAGGCTTCAAGCGACGCCCAATTAAAGTCGTGGACTGCTTCCCACATTGATGCGGCGTAAGGAGAATCAACGCTCCGGAGGAAGTCGACATAGCGCTCGAGGTTTGCGCGGTGGAGGTAGCGCCACGTGTAGACGAGAGACCGTAGTTCCTCCATGAAGTGCGCCTTGACGGTGTAGTACTTCGGCGGAATCGGTTCATCCTTGTAAGTGGTGCTTTCGATGCGCTTGATCTCTTCCTGTTCGTGCTTGAGCCACTCAGCGCGGGTTTTGACGGGAACTGTCTGGATGAAAGCGAGTGCGGCTTCGAAGTCCTTCTTCTGCAGGCAGGTGTACCGCGGGATGCGGAAATGGTCCTTGAGGGCGGAGTAGATCACGCGGAAGTTCTTCGGTGCTCCGGATGCACGGCGTCCGACTGCCTTCTGAATCTCGCGCTGTTGGGCCTCGTCGATGTAGTCTGGACCGCTCTCACCTGAGAGCGCCTTTTCCATGCGATCGAACTCATCGATATACGCCCACTTAAACTTGTCGGCTTTCACACCAGTGAATCCCATAGCGAGGAAGGTGAATCCCGCTTTCGTGAGGGCATAAGCCTTGTACTTGACAACGCCCTTTCCGAGGTTTGAAGGGCGCTCAAGCTCGACGGGAATGAAGTTCCCCCGGCGATCTTCCGGCGTGCGCTGGATGATGTCTTCTACGTCGCGAAGGACGTGACGATGATTCTTTTCAAAGACTTCCGAGATGTTCGTCGTAAGGACGGTAGCAAGGCCGTTGCAGACAGTGATAGCGGGCGCAGTGGTGCGCGTTTTGACAGCGTTCATGCTTGTCTCCTTGAGAGGTTTAAGAACCTCGCTCCCACTTTCGACGGTGGTGGGCGAGGCATCGCGGGGTCGAAAACCGATCTCAAGGTATCGGCCACCCGAAGGTGCCCGCGAGCCTCTCCCATAAAGGAGACTTTCACGCAAGTCTGTGATTTTCTCTAGAAGCCCAAAATTGGGCACCTAAGAAAAAAAGCCGCTTCCAACGGTCGGCGGCTTTCTTGCGCCTTGAGATCAGTCGGGTTTCGACGCCCGTCCCCGTCGCTTTCACGGGGCAGGGTTATTGTGCCCGATCTTAGGCGCTGTGTCAAAATGAACATTACTTGTTGGACATCGGAGAAGAAGATGACGGAATCTGTTGACTCCAATACTGAGATCGAAATCCTTGAGACCTGTAGCCATCAAAATGGCAGACGTTATTGGCTCGCCAAGGAGTTCATGCATCGTTTGGGGTATAGCTCATGGGAGACCTTCAGAAAGGTCATAAATAGGGCCATGGTATCGTGTGCAAAGCTTGATCTGGACGTCTCCGAAGCGTTTGAGCAAGTTCGAGGTGAAGATGGCCGCCTGGTGGACTTTAAGCTGAATAGGTTCGCCTGTTTTCTGATTTCCACCTTTGCAGACGATAAAAAGCCTGAGGTGCAGAGGGTAAAGATAGCGCTGTCGGCATTTGCGGAAGCGATCATTCAGTCTGCAATCGATTCAAACAGCGTGCTCCGTATCGAAACTCGCGAAGATCTCAAATCGGCCGAGAAACTGCTGAGTTCCGCCGCGAAAGAGGCGGGGGTCCAGCCATCAGAATTTGGCATCTTTAAAGATGCAGGCTTTCGAGGCATGTACAACATGCCGTTAGCGGAACTTCGCTCCTACAAGGGGGTGTATAGGAGCGGCTCTACTACTCCGGTCTTATATGACTTTATGGGCATAACCGAACTCGCAGGCAACCTGTTTCGCGACACTCAGACTGCCGAGCGCATTCGAAGTAAAGGAGTGAAGGGGCTCAGGGATGCCGCTGCATCTGCCAAGGCTGTCGGAAAAGAGGTGCGAGAAATGATGTTCCGGAACAGCGGAACGAATCCCGAGGATTTGCCCATTGAAGAGGACGTGCGAAAGGTCAAGTCTCGACTCAAGAAGGCCAGCCGAACCATGATCAAACATGACAAAAAATGAGAGGACTCTTTGCCGCCCATGTTTTTTTGATGCCGCCCGCCTAAGCGCGCCACATGGAGGCGGTTTTCACTGCTTATCCTAGAAGGCAAGCGGCATCAAGATGAAGCCCGCGCGCGGCGGGCTGTTGGTTATGGGCGTGGGAGTTGCGGTGGTTGGCTCTGAGCTTCCTGCTGGGGCTTGTCGCTCTTGTAGCTCATCTGGAAGCCGAGGCCGAAGTACGTGACCAAGAGGACAAGGAGGGGCGTGAAGAACCCATCCGCAAGCCTTGTCACGATCAGCCACACGATGGCGACTGTCCCGGCGATGCGCCCGAGGACGCTGACGATGACCATCGCCAGTTCAAAGTACTTGAAGGCCATTACCACTGCCCATCCATGTCCTTGAGACGCTGATGCAGGTGCTCGATCTCGTCGAGCTTCTGGCGAATGGTCTCAACGACTTTGAGCACGGCCTCCTCATCGGGGAAGCCGCAGAGCACCGATTCCAGAGAGCCCGCGAAAGTCAGATCGAAAATCGGATGCTCCATGCCCGCGCTCCTTACGAGATGACGACTGACTGGCGGTCTTCGAGGGCCGCGCCGGGGATGTCCTCACCGGCCTTGAGGGCCTTCTTGAGGGCAACCTTGTCCGGATCGACCTTGGTCACGACGCGCTTGAAGGCGTCCGGAAGCGCGTCGAGGTCGAAGACGTAAACGGCCTGCGTCCGGCTGATGCGGAGGGACGCCATGACGCCCTTGACCTTGCCGCCCATAGCCTCTAGGGCGGGCATCATGTAGGTCTTCAGGCGGGCGGCCTTGCCCTCCAGTGCCTTGCGGCGCTTTGCGAGGCGGTCTTCTTCGGCCTTGATGGCTTCGGCCTCGGCTTCGAGCTCGCGCACGTAGCAGGCCGTGGCCTCAAGCTTCTCAATGGCCGCGCCCTGGTATTCGGCATATGCGGCAAGAGCATCTCCGTCAACTTCTCCGGTATCAGGATCTGCATCGAGGCGGTCGAGAAGGTCGCGCAGCGCGCCGGGGATTTCGTAGATTTTCATGGTAATTTCCTAAAAGACATCAGCCGGATTTAGGCGGCGAGTTCAAGGTTGGGGTTGCGATCAATTAGTTCTTCGGCGAGGAGGCGTTGATAGAAATAGAAGAGACCAGCGCCCGTGATATGCGGGGTCGAAGAGGTGCCAGCGGTTCCGTCAGAGTGGTTGAAGCTCGCAAAACGAACGACCATCAACCCGCGTCGGATGCTGATTTGCATAGCCTGGTTGGCGTTGGCATATAGGAAGCCGTTTTTGCGCAGCCAGTCTCGGAACTTTTGTGGGGGCATCCCAAGGATTTTTGCGGCGACTGTGATGGTTACTTCCTTACCGCTAGCAACAACGTCTTCGGCAAAAGCAACCTTCGGTGCGTTTTCCCGGGCTTGATGTTCAAGTGCTAGTTTTTGAGACTCAAGCACACCGTTTCTATCTATGGCGTCTGCCAGCTGTCTGAGGGCCTCAGGATATGAGGGCAGTGCTGGTACGGCAGTCTTCGATTTCGCGATTCGCTCGCAGTCGATGAAGTAAAGGCGAGCCTCCTTGCCCTTGGCGTTGCGCTCTACCATGGCAAGTTCTTTCGCCATGTCGAGACTAAGGTAGTAATCCTTCCGCTTGCCGCCGCTTACTAATAATCTAGTAAGCGTTATGAAGTCTTGATTCTCCTGAAAACCGAAGTCTTCAACACGGTTTCTAATCCAGTCATTAAATCGCGCCTTGACTTCAAGGAACGCGTGCAGATCGCGCGCGTTGCACGTCTGAATAGCTTCTCCACCGATGCGGGAGGGTTCGATCCTGATGAGTTCGGTCATTGATAAGCCTCAAACGAAAAAGCCCCGGTGGTTGGCCTGGGCTTGGGGTTGATTAGAAGGGAACGTCTTCTTCGAGGTGATCCATCGTCTCTTGCTGTTCTTCGGACTTCTTCTTTCCGGAGCCGACGAACTGCATGCTTTCGCAGACGATCTCAGTCACCGTCCTATCGAAGCCCTCGTTGTCCTTGTACTTGCGGGTGCGGAGCCGCCCTTCGAAGAGGGCGCTCGAGCCCTTCTTGAGGTACTGCTGAGCAAGTTCGGCGGTGCGTCCGTAAACCGCGATGGAATGCCATTGCGTTTCGGTCGTGGCTTCGCCGTCGCGGTTCTTGTAGCGGCGGGACGTTGCCACGCGGATGACGCCGTAGGCGTTGCCGTTGCTCTCCCTGATGTCGGGGTCGGCCCCGAGGTTGCCGAGGATGATGACTTTGTTGAGTGAAGCCATTCGTTGTTCTCCTTAGAACGGTGTTGGTGAGTTGTCTGCTTCTGCGGCCGCCTGCTTGCACTTCTCATGGAAGCCCGAGTCAACCAGTTGCTTCCTCTCGTGCTTCGTCAGCTTGCTCGAGAACCACTCCTTGTAAGGCTCGGTTCCTCTGCTTGCCGCCTCAGACGCTGCGGCCTCAAGCGCTGCGGTATCGGGATAGGTTCCTTCGATCGGTTCCTGAGCCGGGGCGGGAGTCGCCTGCGGAGCGGGACTTGCGGCGGGCTTTGCGGGAGCCTTCTGGGCGGTCTTCTGGTTGCTCCTGCCCTTCGGCTGAGACTTCTGCTTACCGTCGTCGAGGTCGCTGCCGTCGTTGTCGTCGTCAGCGGCGATTCCGAGGAAGGTCGAAAGGCTGTAGCGGCAGGCGTAGGTGCGCGTCGCGCCGATACCCTGAGCGGAAGAGGAAGAGGAGCCCAGGCGCACGACGGGCATCGTCAGCACGCCGGAGGAGAGGACTTCGCCGGTCTTGTATCCGAGGACTGTCTCGACGCTGACGTTCACGCCGTCGCTTGTGACCTTCTGGAAGAGATAAATGCCGTGCGCATTGAGGGCCGGGCGAACGGCCGCAAGGATTTCGGCCAAGTCGGCGTACATGCCGTAGGCGGCCTTTTTAGTTTTGTTCGGCGCTTTGAATTCGGCCTGAGCGGCCGCAAGCGCCTCGAAAATGGAGGCGTGTTCAGTGTTGTCGTTCATGTATGATTCTCCGCAGGGTTAAAAGAAAAAGACTTCGCCGAAATCTTTCAGTTCCTCGGCGTTGTCTTCGTCTTGACCAGAGGTGTGGGCCGAAGCACGTTCTGCTTCCCACACCTCTTTTGCTTTCTGCTCGTCGTCCGGATCGAAGAAGTCCGGAGAGACCGAGAGGAGGTAGCTTTTGCCCTTCTGGGGGGCGAAGTCGCTAGCGGTAGCGGTAGCGGTTGCGTTCATTTGAACCACCTTTCCAGCAGGTATTTCAGGAAAGCAAAAAGCCCGCCTTGAGAGACGGGCCTTGCGGGAATTTTGTGCGGGTGAGCGGGGATCATGCTGCGCTCTCCTTAAAGTCGTTCAAGCTGTCCTGCACGTCGTAGGGCGGATCGTCATCGCCGGGCACCCAGCCCGGGTCGTAGCCGATGATCATTTTTCGCCCTCCTTGTATCCGATGATGCGCTGCGACTCGAGCGCTACGGACTTGCAAAACGCTGCTAGCGTCTCGATGCATTCCGATTCCTTTTGCGGATCGAGGCCAAAGCACGCGCCTAAGGCGATTATGTGCACCAGGCTCAGATCATCGCCGAGTCTCCTTTCGATCTCTCTTGAGACTTCCTTCCAATCCATGTAGAGGCAGGGGGCTCCCCAACAGTTGTAAAGCAACTTGTTCCGCAAGTCCGAAACAAGCTCGCGGGCCGTTTCTGTATCGGTAAGCATGTGTGCTCCTTAGCGCGCAGCGCAGTAGGCGATGAATCGCCAAAAAAGTTCATTGAGCCCGAAGAGGATGACCGCACTGCCGATGCCGATCGGGATTGCGGCAAGCTGCGCGCGGCGCTCTTCAGAGAGCTCGCGTCGGCTCAAACCCTTGGCTGGACTCCCGGTCAGCGTGTCCAGCAGGAACGTTGTGAACTTGGTCATTTGAGGCTCCTTCTGTAGCGGGCCATTGCGACGCCGGCGGCGTAAGCGAATCCCTTGGTCTGCTCGTCCTCTTCGTCGATCTCGAGCATCTGGGGACTGAAGCGGCAGAGAACTTTCCGGAGATCGTTCTCTGACACGTACATGGCGTGGTGGTGGACTTTCCGGAAGCCCTTGCACGCTTCGCACATATCGGCGTATCGCATGGCGCTGAAATCGACCGTGGTGAAGTAGCTCATTTCGCTTCTCGCAAAAGAAAAGCCCCGGCGCTTTTCAGCGTCGAGGCCGTGTTGGTTGTGGCGATGTCTGCAGCATCAGATTCAAGCCGCCTCCCGGCATGCCATCCAACCAACAAGTTGACAAAACTAGAAGCGGCTTGAATCTGGGCTCTCCGGAGAGAGCATGAAAAAGCCCCCGCTCCTTTCGGGGCGAGGGCCAGTTGCTGGTGTAAGCAACGAAGTAGAGTTACCGGGTGACGTATTTGATGGCAAGGCTCATCACAAGACCGGCAACAATCGAAACAACGATGTCTTTAATGGCTGACATGTCTCCCGGGGAGAGCCAGCGGCAGCCTGCGGGCAAAACAAGATTGGCGACATATGTGCCGACCAAGGCAAGTGCGCATATGCACAGGAACGCAATGAGCACCAGAGTCACCCAGTGGCGCAACGTCAATTCCTGTTGGAACCTCTTGTCTTTAAGGTCGTTGAATTTTCCCTGTTTAGGCAGATCCTTGATTGACTGCGCCTTTTCAGAGGAAAGGAAGTCAAGCTGCAGGGGCTCTTCTAACGACTGATTCTGTGAAGTAGGTTCTGATTGAGGAGTCGTCGATTTGTCCATACAAGTCCTTCCCATCATTGGAAGCGCGGGCCCATGGCGAGCCTTTCAGGTGCGACCAGACCGAAAGTTGATTTGCCGTGAAGTCTCCAAAAAAGGTCAACGTCTGAGTAATGGCTGCCTTCACTGCAGCAGGCCACTTTTCAGCATCTGCTGTTGACTGGGAGTCAAAAAGACCGTCAATGCCGTTGGCTTTGAGCTCTCGCAAGGTGCGCGGGAAGACTGGGCCGTATTGCCAAGCTTCGGGACTTTCATCGCAAAGACGAAAATTCAGCATCGCAAGAGACACGCCATAGCAGCAATACATGAGCTTCTGAAGCTTTGTTGCGTTCACTGGCACTTGCAGCTCGCGGCACCTTTTGATGATGTACGCCATCACCTGGAGGCTGTCCAGCGGGCGAAACGTTTCATTCGTCATAGCTCCTCCTGTGAATAAATGTTTCCGAGCCTTTTATTGTGGCATGTAAGTGGGCTTCAAGGTGTGAAAAATGGTGAGAAAAGAGGAGAAACGCGGAAAGTTTCGTCCTGCTTCACCACTTTAAATTTGAGAGCCTGGCTGCGTTTTGCTTGTGTTGCTCGGCGCTGTACAGCGTCCACAGGTACTTGCAATCGGCACTCATGCCATCGTCGCGAAGAAGATGACCCCGCCGATGACGCCGATCATCTGGGCTTGATGCTCTCTGGCGAGCTCAGCCGGGGCATACCTGGTCGTACTGGGCCAGGATGTTTGGGTGGGGTAACGGGCCCTCGAAGTGTTCGCTCTTTGAAGCGGTCAGAACGACTTTCGCCTGATTGACGACGCCTGCCTTGGAGGTAGCTTCACTTGTCGGCGTGCGATTGACTTTCCTTCTGGACACGGTGCAGGGCCTTTTCGAAGTCGCTTCGAATATTCGCCATATCGGCACTCTTGCCGATATAGGAATTTTCGAGAATGGAGTCGTCGAAGCGGGTTGTGACGCGCTTCGGAGTAAATGCCTTGAACGGAGCAGTCAGTCCGTCAAGGAGACCGCGGCAAAAGTCCCCTGACTTTGAGGCGGCAGCAGTGGCGGTGTTCATAGACGTTCTCCCATAGTGCGAATCATCATACTCGACGCAAATGTCTTGCAGTACGAGGGCTTGTCATTGGTGGCCGATCGACTTCGTTAGCGAGCGCTTTTAGTGATCGCGTAAACAACCACGCCAAGCGTCGTCCCCACTATGCCTATAGCGGCCCAGTCGTGGCCGCAGTATGCGAGGAAGATGGCACCTGAGAACGCGAGAAGCGCAACGAGAATCGCGCCCACGGAGGACACGAGATTCTGCCAGTGGATGTAGCGATCAATCTGGGCCGCACGCTTGTGCCTCTCAGCCGCTTCTTGCGCGGTAAGGTCAATGATCTTGTCCACCAGGTCCGGTCGAAAGTCATGCAGCTTCTTCAGCTCGTCAACTGGCGGAAGAGGAAAGTCGTTTTCCTGCGAAACCGCCCTTACCTGGTTCCCGGTTGGATCCTGAAGCTCAACGGCGGTATGTTTCTGAGACATTCTCTTTCTTTACTCGCTCGATGCTCTTTTTCAGATCACGCTCTACTCGACGATAATCCTCGTAGAGACGCCTACGATCATCCGAAAACGACGTTCGGCTAGCCGCCGGGTATCCCCACTTTCTCAAGGGGGTCCCTAGCGCTGCCATGCCGTTAGCGAGAATCCGCAAAACGGTAGCCATAAAACCTCCTTTAAGGGCACGCTGACCATCGAACCTATTCTAGGCGAGCTTCGAAGGAACAGTCTTAACAAGACGTGAGACAAGTCAACCTCAGCCCGCTCTTGAGAATGGGCTGAAGTTGGCCGGCTTCCTCTGGGGTAAGCTGAACTTGTCGCGGCTCTCACATTGCGACATTGTTCAACTACCTCAGAGGAGAAAACATGAGTGTTTATGACGTGCTTGCTCAAGCGATTGAGGAGCGCCGGGTGGTGACATTCACATACGATGGATTCCTGCGCGTCGTTGAGCCTTTCTTGCTCGGCACCACCACCGCAGGGCGTTCCGCGCTGCGCGCTTACCAAACAGCAGGCGGTAGCAGGTCAGGCACAGTGCCCGGGTGGCATCTGTTCTCGCTTGGCAAAATCGTCGGCCTAGCCACGTGCCAAAAGCGATTCTCCGGCGTGCGAGATGGGTACAACCCCTCTGATAAAGGTATGCAAGCCATCGGCGCTCATATTTAGCCTGAGCGCCGCAGTCGCACGGCCCCGGCGGAAGCGCGGGGTCGTTGTGGACTGCACAATCGCTGTCGTGTTGAATCATGGTGTTCTCCATTCAGATTCAAGTCTCCTCCCGAAGAAGCCTTAAATCACTCTCTCGCTCCGAGAAGAGGCTTGAATCTGAGGTCTCCTTCGGTGCGAAGATATGAACTGTCGGATTCCGATTCGACATTCCATCAACTCACAGAAGGAGGAAACTCATGGAAGAAAAAGAGTTTTTCACCCGAGAACAGGCGGTAATGCTCATCTCTCAGCTCATTCAACAGGGCGCGATTGCCTTTCCGATAAGCCGCGAACAGTTAGCCTGGCTCACCAACGACGAGCGCATCGAACGCCTCGACGCTATCGGCGAGACATTACTTGCCCTGCTTCGTCAGATGACTGGGAAGCCGGATCTCAAGCCATCTGAATCCGAAGGATTGCTCAGAGAGGTGAAGCGCCTTGAAGAGGATCCTGATCGTCCGAATCCTCCGGATGAGGAGAATCCTTTCTAAGCACAGCGGCGCGTTCGCGCTGCGCTTCCGCCAAGGCGTAGCAGGTTTCAGAGGCGGCGACTAAGTCTTTAAAGGCTTCAGTCGCCGTCATCCCTCTGCTGAGGATGGCGGGATAGTTGTCGATAACGATCTGCAGGAAGTAGAAAAAGTTGACTTCTTGACGTTTCATGATGAATCCTCTTGGATGGATTGCGGAGTTAGGTCAGTCAAAGAGCTTTCCGGAGAAAGTGCTTTGATTGGCCTCCCGGAGCGTGCCTTGCATGGGGGCGAGGCATTCTTGGAATAAATGCCGGGGAAGCGGCCTGAAGCTGGGCTCTCATAGGAGAGCATGAAAAAGCCCCCGCACCTTTCGATGCGAGGGCCTGATTGTTCGTGTCAGCGATTAGTGCCGATGCTTCGGGGGAAGACCGCGAAGTAGGTAGAAGCCAAAGGCGGCTAAGACGCAACCGCCTACGATATAAACAATCCATGCGGCAGACATAGTTAGCGCTCCAGATAGTAAGTAAGGGCGAGAGACACCCCGATGAAGGCGATTCCGCAGACCGCCCCAACGACGTTCCCCTGGAAAATCCCGACAGCCAGACCAGCTACGCCTAATTTCTCCAAGGCGTCGGCTACGCGTTTGATCATAGCCCGTTTTTGATTGTCAGTAAGTGTCACGTCGTATCCCCGTGTGTCTCTGCAATCCATTATACGAAAAGCCCACCTCAGCCCGCTCTTGAGAATGGGCTGAAGTTGGCCTGCTCCTTGGCGATGGTCTGAACCGTCCCCCGCGGAGGGAAGCTGTATAAAGCAAAGCCCCCGCACCTTTCAGTACGAGGGCTGTTGTCGACGCGGACTACTGTCTGGCTCTCGCGTCCGGTTGGATCCTTATCGCGTTGCGCTGCTTGTATTTGAGCCATTTGCTGTACTTCTGAGCTTCGATTTCAGAGGAGAGACGATCTTCTTTGAACTTTGAGCCAGTCTCTGTCTAGAGTCCAGAAAAGGAGTTCTACTCAGTGGCTGGTATCTAGAAGCTGTTGCGCTTCCGATATACCCAAGCCCCTGAAACAAGCGCTTGATGGTTTCGGTCATAGTCGCAATCCAGAGTGATAGAGAAGGCCGCCACTATGGCAGCCCTCCGCATAGTATCGCAGGCTTCAGCAGAAGCGCAATGGGATAGGACGAAAGGACATATGTTTACTTGAGGAGCCAAGTAGTCAGGCCGCTGGCGATAGCAGAAATTACAACCGCTCCGCCAATGATGAATGCTTTCCATTCCTTTAGCTTGCTGACTGAGTCGCGGAGCCTTCCAAGCTCGTCTTTGCATTCCTTGATTTCGCGGTCATGTGCATCCAGACGCGCTTCAATGCGGCCAATGTCCCGAAGAACGTTTCCGTCACTGAAGTAGGCGATATTTTGAGGGGCAGGAGAATTTAGCGAGCTGTTCTCATTCGGCATCTCACTCCCCCATCTTGACCTTGAGCCACTCCCAAAGGGCTGTAGGGGCAAAGCCGCCGTATGTGGTTACGGTCGTAATCACCGCCGGGCATGGCCGATCGTCTTTGTTCTTATTCCCCGGAAGGTCAAGCCGATCAGCAAGCTCAGCAGATGTTCCGCCGAACTTAACAAAGCAGGCATGGTTTCCGGGCAGGATAAAACGTTCTGTCTCGGTGAAGCTGGCGGAAACGACACGCACCAGCCGGTCCGCATCTTCCGTGGGGACAATCATAAATACAGGCATAAAAGCTCTAACTTTATGTTGGAAGTTGGTACGAGCACCTTATCCATTCATTCTTAAGAATAGTTTAAGAATGTAGGTAATGCCATAGGGAACGGATTGAAAGGACACACTCTTGCGGCCTCGTTGGAAGCCGCAAGGTTTGGCCTTTCCCTTGAGGCGCGGGAAGGTCAAAACCTGCATACGCGCCTCAAAGGTTGAAAGGGGCTGTACCCCCTTTCACTGCTCAGGTCTGCCCGTGTGCGCTCTTACTCGCTCGGCGGGAGGTACTAGCTCCGCGCCTTTATCGGCTTTCCCTTCGCCCGTCTGACTACTCATCATCCGGTGCACCTGCCGCCTTTCGGGCGGGGGTGGAATTGCTTTCGAAAGGCTTTGTTGCCTTATCGACAAGACAAACTTTACACATGCAATGAAGGAAAAGCAAGTTTAATTTGCCTATCAAACCGTTCTCAGGCAAGTTTTGTTTGACTATGGTCAAAAAAAAGGCCCGCTCTGGGCGGGCCATGGATAAACGGAAAGCAATCAGGCTCTGAAGCCGTTGAAGACAAAAATTACACGACCATGGATGTGGGCTCCGTCTAGTTCATCTCTCGACAGAGTCGTAGGCGGATAGGAAGCGTTGTCCGAAATGAGGGTGAGAGAGCGATTTAGGTTGATCTGCACGCGTTTGATGAACACATCGTCACCGTTTACGAAGACATAAATGCCGTCGCCTCGCGCTTCTGTCTGGTGAGTATCTACAAGCACTAGCCCGCCTCTAGTAATGGTTGGTTCCATGCTATCGCCCGACGCGCTAATGATCTCAAATTGGCCGTCCCGGATTCCGTGAACCCCGGGCAAGGACCTTAAAAAGTCATCAGAAAACTGCATCGCGCCAACGCTATTGGCTTGAACTGAAGGCGATCCCGAACCACAAGATCCGTATGCGTCTAAGACAGGTACCACAGTCCAGCCATCTTGCTGAGGAACGGCGTTCATGCCGGTTGCCGGTACGTAAGTGGGGGCCTCGTAGTCTTCGTCGCCCGTAATTTGCCCCGGCGTTACCCCTAAGAAATCCGCAAGCTTTGAAAGCTTTTCTAATCGTGGATTCCCCTTTGTTGCCCATCTCTGTACTGCTTGGCGCGTTACGCCAAGGGCGTCTGCTACCTGTGCATGGGTTAGCCCTTTGGCGCGCAGGATAGTTTGCAAGTTGTTCGACATAAATCCTCCACTCGCTAGTGTCAGAAAAGTTTGCTTGCACCGCAAGCAAATTAATCTTGCGCTATACTTTGCTCTAAAGCTAGAATTGCTTGCTTTTAAAGCAAAAAACGCCATGACAGACATCAGCACAAAACAAGCCGATAACGCCGTTCAAAAGGCGGTAGAGAAGATGGGGAGCCAAAAAGCCTTAGCAAAGGTTTGCACCCCTGAAGTTTCAAGACAAGCGGTCGCTTTTTGGATAAAGCTCGGATACGTGCCCGCAAAGCATGTGCCAGCCGTCAACCTCGCAACAGGGATCCCTAGAAGTGAATTAAACCCGCTCTTTAAGTGAGTTCGCCAATGGGCATGAACGCGATTAATTGGATGGCAAAACAGAAGACTGGCGACGACAAATCTAAGTCGGCGCTCTTTTGGCTCGCCTTCCATATGAACGATAAGACGGGAGAGTGCTTCCCCTCGATCTCGACCCTTCAGGCGGAGATGGAGGTTAAGTCAGACAACACCGTTCGAAGCGCGTTACGCCGCCTTCGCGATGCCGGGCTCATTTCGTGGGAGCGCGAGACGAGAGATGGGTTAACCGTCAAAACCAAATACCGCCTGCACATGCATGGATCAATGGCTGAGGGCACTTCAGCCAGTAATGGTACTTCAACCATTGCAGTACCTCAACCATTGAGGGAGGGTACTTCAACTGTTGAGGGGGGTACTTCAACCATTGCGGGAGGGGTACTTCAGCCAGTGCGTACGAACAAGGAAATAGAACAAGGAATTAACAAGGAAGAGAACAAGGAAAGTTCTATGCGCACTTCCGGGACTTCGTCGGCTATCGCCGCCGTCGCATCTGCGCAAGCGCAGACGCCCTATCCCGAAGACTTCGACCAGTCTCTTTTCGACGAAGCGCAGCGCGAAGCTCAGCTCGCGGGGGAAAAACCAACCGACGAACCGCCGAGGAAGGAAGAAAAGCCGAAGAGAAAGCGCACTTCAGTCGCTAGACCGGATGGAGTCTCCGAACAAGTCTGGGAAGACTTCTCCGCTCTCCGCACGAAGCGTCGAGCACCAATTACCGAAACAGCTCTCAAGGGCATTCAGCGAGAGGCCGAAAAAGCCGGGATCACTCTGGAAGCCGCTCTATCTACCTGCTGCGAACGCGGCTGGCAGGGCTTCAAGGCTGAGTGGTACAGACGCGAGAAGCTCGAGCAGAAGAACGCCTCTAAGGCTGAGTACCAACTTCCATCTAACGACGACTGGGACAACTTCGATACTGCGCACTACGCATGAAGAAAAACATGACGAATACATCACCGAAACGAAGCTTCACCCGCGCGGTGGCAGGAACAACCTTCTGCACTATCGGAACCCTGACCGACATCATCGAGTTGGCCGAAAAGATGAAGGCTCTCGCGAAAGAGAATCCTCAGCCGAAAGCGCCGGAGAAGCGTCAACCATCGCCTGAGGAACAGGCCAATGAGCGCCGATATCTCTTCTCTGTCGCCTTCACCAGATTTGAAGACGCGCTGCAGACTGACGTTCCAACCTGCGCCGAAGAACACTCCTTCAACGACTACGCGCCGACCTGCGCTGAAGCCGCTCGCGTCCTCAGGCTCTGCCGTCGCTTCGCTGAGGGCCTTGTGTCCCGCGTCGTCACGCAGCCGAAGGAGCGTTCGCGCCTCGGCATCGCTCTTTGTGGGCGCACCGGAACCGGCAAAACGCATCTCGCGTCGTCGATCTATTTCACCCTGAAGGCTGAAGGCATCGAGCCCGTCTACATGCGCGCCTCGACCTTCTTCGCTCTCTTCCGGGGTGCTACTGGAGTGTCTGAGGTCAAGATGATCACTCAGCTCGGACGCGTCTCCTGTCTCATCCTCGATGAGATCGGGCGCTCCGCCCTTACACCTTTTGAGGCGAACAAATTGCAGGAAGTCCTCGACGCAAGAGCCCGTAACGGATATCCGTCCATCCTCATCACGAATCTCCAAATCGACAAGCTGAAAGACGTTCTGGGGAGTGCTCTCGCTTCCCGCATCGATCAACTCTTCTTCCCCATCGCTTGCATGTGGAGCGACTACCGCGTGAAAGAGTCGGCTGCGAACCTGAAGCCCGAGGAGGTGTTCTAAATGCCTCAGCTTATTCGCCAATACCAGTTTAACTGGTTCTTCAAGTGGTTCATTCGCTGGCAATGCATGCGCAGGTCGATCTGGGATCCGAAAAAGCTCCCGTTACAGCGCACGACTCAGACTGAGAACGGCATGTTCTACATGCTCTACCGAGGTTGGTGGGACGGCTCAGATGAGAGACTGCCCCACTTCCCAGGGTGCGAAGCGCTTTATACGGACGGGACTAAAGGGGCTTGTTCTTGCGGAGTGAGACTCCTGGCAGAAGGGCATCTTTTTCGATTTGTTCGAGTCCGGGCAGTATCTCTGGGAAGGCGCCTCCCGTCCACTTACCGTTGGTACCGAGATAGGGATCCGTTTCTAGATCAATCGCTGTCGGGAAGGCTGAGAGTCCGCACTCTGTTACAGAGTATGCAAGCGCTGTGGCGTGCCCGCTTAGCGATATTTCCGGCTCCAGCAGGCGGGCTAATACAAGTTCGTTCGTGGCCCCCTCGATCGAAAACCGAAGAATCGTCTGATTCTCAACAGCCTTCCGGGCTTCAGCAAAAGTAAGTTTTTTCATATTTCCTCCGTGGGATGGTTTGAAGACGTGTTGGGGAACACTCCTCAATCTTCTCACGGAGGTCCTTCAAGGACTTCCTTATGACCATCAAAGACCCGAACAACTTTCTACCTGAGGAGCCGCAATGAGCGAATGCCTTAAATGCAAGCACTGCGGAAGGCTCGAACCCTTACCAAGGGGCGATCCCAGCCGGCTGCAATCCGGTCAATGGGGAATGCTCGCGCGCGGCCTCGTCTACTGCTCCCTCCCCGGGGAGATCGGCGGCTACAAGCGATTTCGCTCCGTTGAGTCTAAAGATCGGTGCAAGTACTTTCGGAAAGAATCCGACCAGTCGCGCATCGAAAGACGCTGCCTGACCGTCAAACTCCTTCGGGCCGCATTCAATGAGTGGATGCTCTCAGTCAAACAAAAGAACGGATCAAACAATGACCGCAAGAAAATCAACAATCATCTCTCCAGTCGAAAAAACAGATCGCAGGCCAATCGCCACTAAAAACCCAAATCGACAGCCGCACGCGGAAAAGCGAATGCCTCAAGCATTGACATTTATAGACGCTAACAACCCTTCCTCATTCCCGCCGGAAAATGAGGACCTCTTCTTTGTCCTTAAAGACCATATGGGAGCATGGAATAGGTTCTACGGGAAAAGAATCGGCGAGATCATCTTTGCAGACCTGTACGGCCTTACCTTCTTGATAAGCCATATCAAGGCATGGGCTCCCGCAGGATGCACAAATACAGAAATGTTCAAAAGAAAAATCAAGAGCGGAGAAAACCGAGAGATTGATAAATAAAAATCTTTAAAAATACGACGCATCGCCCGCGACATTGCGACTTTTTATAACGCATGAAACTACCCCAAAAAGGATGTAAATGACGAAGGCTTATCAGTCGGGAAATTTGCCCCGGAATCTTATGAAAGAAGAGACGCTGGATGACGGAAAGAAGAAGTTCAAGGCCGGCGTGTGGTATGAGCTCGACCCCTTCGATATAACTACGTGGCCGCCAATGAGAGTAAGGCTTCTGATTGAGAGGGACGGCTTCGCGTTTTCGCCGTGTTATGCAGTCAGAATGACCGAAACGATGTATGGGCTGGCTCTTTACCCGAAGAGCCGATATCGACCAGTTGCAGAAATTACTCGCTTCCAATTAGCCCCCGTGTCCCGCTCGGATATGGCCGCGAAACGGAAAATGGAAGTGCTTGGGGCGGTTTACGGTGAGGCGCATCGTCGATGAAGATTTTCGTAGAGGGGATCCCCGTGGGTAAGGGAAGGCCGCGCTTTACAAGAACGGGGCATGCCTACACCCCGGGAAAGACGCGAATGTACGAAAATATCGTACGGTTGAGAGCGCTTGAAGCCATGCGGGGTGAGGCCCCACTGAAAGGGGCTGTAAGCGTGACGATTTTGGCGCGCTTTCCCGTTCCGGCCTCCTATTCCAAAAAACGTCGTGTGGCATGCCTGCAGGCCTCTGGAAAGCCCGCTAAAAAGCCAGATATAGATAACCTTGTAAAGGCTATTCTGGACGGTCTCAATGGAACAATCTTCGAAGATGATTCGCAGGTTGTGCAGCTCTCCGCCGCAAAAACTTATGCTGAAGTCCCCGGATGCGAAATATTTGTGAACAAAGCTGATGATTGATCCTTTCTTCCTTTCCCGGCTTGAGAATTGGAGCCGCGCAATTAGATCATCCGAAAAGAGAAACACTTCCTCTATGTTTCAAGTTATGGAGGTGCTTCGTCTTTTGCGCGAGCCCGAAGAAGATGAGCAGGGAGAGGAAGAGAAGCAAGAAAGGCCACCCGCCATCGATACAAAGGACGCCCGTATTCTTAGTGAAGCCTATAGCTCAACAAGGCTATCTCCTAGTGCTAGAGAGTATCTTCGCGTTGCCTTTGGAGAGTGCTGGCCCGAAAGAAGGTGCGCCCGCTACTTTCATCAGTCGGTTTCTTTATATCGGGAATGCTTGGAAGCGGTAGTGCGCAGGTTCCAATTTGTTGTTGAAAACCACTTTGACAACCGAGGGGAATGCAATTAAAATCCGACTTACAGTTTGATTAAGTGCACAGTTGCAAAGGGTTGGGAGCCGGAACGGCTCCCTTGCCGCACCCGGAAGAAACGCAAAGCCCGATCTGAAGAGACCGGGCTTTTTTTGATGCGCAACGAATAAACTATACACACTAAATGTTGACAGGTATGCATAAGGTGTGTACAATTACTCCTGTAACTTGATAGGAGGCGTTATGACTAGCGCAGAAATGATCAAGTTGCTTGAAAGCCTCGGCTGGAAGGTGGATCGACAAAAAGGATCCCACGTCCAGCTTAAAAAAGACGGGGTTCCGGAATTGATCACGGTTCCGCATCCTCGTAAAGATCTGAAGAAAGGTCTAGTTCAAAACCTTAAGAAGATCGCAGGCATCAAGTAACGATCAGGTAAGAGGGACGGGGTTGTCCCTCTTACTACTGCAATAGCGCGCTTCGAAAACTAGGAGTGAGCATGAATTACGTTGTCGCGATCGAGCCGGGAGATGCAGAAAATCCCGACTTTGGCGTCATCATCCCCGACCTTCCCGGTTGCTGCTCTCAAGGGGACGATCTCGATCAAGCCATCCGGAATGCGACTGAGGCCGCAGGGCTCTGGCTTGACACCGCCTTCGATGAGGGAAGATCGGCTCCGAAGGCCACTCCGTTTGCCACGCTTTATGCCGAGCATCCGGAATGGCGCGACTGGATTTGGGCGGCTGTTGATGTAGATCTCAGCAAGCTCAGCGATAAGGCCGAACGCATCAACATCACCATCCCTCAGCGCGTGTTGCGCCGCTTGGATGCCACAGCTCGTGCGGCTGGCGATTCAAGATCGGGCTACATCACGCGCATGGTTATGAGCGGAAATTGGTCATAATTAACCATCCGAGGCCTCTCAGGCGCTAGTCACTCGGATACCAAAGGGCTTCTCTCCGGAGAGGCCCTTTTTCTTTGAGCGGAGAGAAATGGGCTGCGTTTCCCGGAACAGACCAACAAGAGCGAGGGGTTACAATGAAAAAATCAAATTTTTTCCCGGAGCTCGATATGCGCGCATCCCTTCAGGGCCGGCTTGACAATACGCCTCTTCCCTACAAAGAGGGCTTAATGGCCGTCAAAGAAGCTGTTGTCAATGCTATTCAGGCCATAGATCTTGCGAGCGTTCGCGACGGCCATGTCGTTGTCACGATCCACAGGATCCAAAACAGCCAGATCAACGGGATCGAAGCGGAAAATGTCGGCGTTATTGACAGCGTTACTATCGAAGACAACGGTGTGGGGTTTACCGATAAAAATTTCGACAGCTTTAAGTGTCTGGACTATTCTGAGAAGAGAGAGAAATTTGGGTGCAAAGGAATGGGCCGCTTGATGTGGCTGAAAGCGTTCTCTCACGCCCAAATAGACAGCGCATTTTGGGCTGGTGATAAATTAAAAACCCGCAAGTTTGAATTTGCTGTTTCGCGGGATGGAAATGACGTTACCGAACCGAAGGAATCTGATCTTTCCTGGAAAGAGTCCGGGACTCGTGTGAAGCTGTGCAACTTCCGTGCCGAATACGAGAAGCACTCAAAAAAGCGGTTTGATGCGATTTGTAATGACATCTTCTCGCATTGCATCCGTTATTTTGCTGTTGGCGCGCCGGTATCGGTTGTCGTGAAAGAAGAAAGCGGAAGCGAGAAAAATCTCGACAGCATTTTGCGAGAGAATACGAACGATCGTAAAGAGTCGAAGTTCAACATCGGCGATTGGGAATTCACGGCTAACTTGATTTTGGTTAAGTCCCATTAGATGTCATACTAACTTTCGCCACCCCTTCAACCTTTCATGGAGTGGCAAAACATGCGATATTCGCAGGA